TTGCAGGCACTGTAGCGTGACACGCAATTTTTCAGAGTTTGACACGCAATTTTTCAGCAAACGCTTTTTGGTCGAGCGGGCCGTCAACGCCGCTTTAAGGGCCGCTTAATCGCCCTCCTCGTCCTCGCCGCGCTCGACGTCAACCCGACTGCGCAGGCTGGACCCGAGCTCGTGCTCCACGCGCCGGATGTGCCACTCGCCTGACAGCTCCGCCCGGATGTCCGGCAGGTCGACAAGCCCGCCCGCGAACAGCCCGGCGTCGAACCCGCCGAGCTCCAGCGTGCCCTTGCCCAGCCCCCGGCGCGCCCGGTTGAGGGTGGCGTCGGCCGCGCGCTTGGCTGCCTCCTCCGAGCCGTAGACCTCGCGCAGCTCGAGGATAGGCTCGCCCTCTCCCACCTCGACCACGCGCACCTGCCCGGCGCCGATCTCCGCCCATTCGGCCTTCACGGTCTTGTAGACCTCACGGCCGGACAGGTCGAAGTTCCAGCGCGTCAGCCGTGAGAGAGGCAGGGGCACGGGCGGGATGTCCTCGCCCTCAGCCGTCTGCTTCGATCCCCGGCGCACCACGACGAGACGCCCGGCCGCAGGCTTGGCGGTCGCATCCAGCGCCTCCGCCAGGCGGGTGAGAAGGTGCAGGTCGCTCTCTGCTGTCTGCGCGACCATGTCGTAATGCGTGGTGGCGATATCCTCGCCCACCACGGGGTCGAGCCCCGCCTCGCCGGCGATCTTCTTGACGATATTGCCCAGGGTCACGTCCTCCCAGGCGCGCGTCTTCGGCGACCGTATGCGGCCGGTCATGTCGGCCGCCTGGGCGCGGATCGTGATCTTCTGGACAGGCCCCTCGACCGATACCGCGTCAACCACGTAGAGCCCCATGGGCGAGAGGCCGGTCTCGCGATACCCGAGGCGCAGCTCCACCTCCGCCTCCCTGGCGGGCAGCGCGACCCGGCTGTCGCGATCGTCGATCGTCATCACCAGCCGGTCGGCCTCGAAGCCCTGCTCGTCGACCAGGCGCAGCGACACCAGCCTGTCGCGCACCAGCGGCGTGATGTCCGAGCCGTCGGCCTCGATCAGGAAGTCCGGTGTCACGCCTCTTTCCCCCAGAGCCGGATTTGCGCGACCGCGGGCGCCGTGACGCGATCGGGCAGGCGCACCTCGATGCCGGCGGGCAGGATCGGGCCGCGGTCGGCGAGCCCCGGATTGGCGCGCAGGAGGTCGAGCGTGTAGCCGTCATCGCCGTATTCCGCCCAGGCGATGGCGTCCACGGTGTCGCCTTGCTGTGTGGTGTAGGTCGTCATAGCAGGTCCGCCCCATAGGCGCGCAAGGTGATGGTGAACTCGATCTTGCGCGGCGCGCCGTCGCGCATGAAGTAGCTCTTGCGCTCCTCGACGCCGACGATAACCCACTGCTCCCAGATCCAGCCAAGCCCGTCGACCAGCATCATGGGCTGGCCCAGATCGGCCGTGGCGCGCATCAGCTCGACCTGCCGCAAGCCCCCCTTGAAGTGCGGGTAAATCACCCCTTCAAGCACCAGGTCGTGGGCGTCCGGCCCGAGGTATTGAAGCGCCGGCGCGCGACCGACGCGGTCGAGCTTCTCCCATCGCCACGCCGCCTGCCGCGTGAGCGACTGGTAGGCGGCGTGGTTGACGCCGAAGCGGAACGCGCCGAGCGCCATCATCACCAAGCTAGTCCCGATCATACTGCCCTCCGTCGTGCAGCCCGTTGGCCGAGCCGCTCTCGCGCCCGATACGCTCGATCTCGCGGCGCACCTCGGCCGCGATGTCCTGCGGGCTCATGCCGGGCGCCGCGTGGATATGGATATCTCCGACCGTCACGCCGCCGACCTGCTGGTTGCCGCCCGCACCCACCAGGCTGGGGCTGCGGTCGATGTTCGGCATCTCGGCCGCGATGGCCGCCGGATTGAACGACGCCAGCGCGGCCATGTCGACCGCACCGGCCGCAGCGACCGCCGGCACGCCCGCCATGGAGGCCGCCATGATCATGCGCGACACCCGCGCCGGGATTACCCGGCCGGCGACATCCGGAACGAATATCTCCTCGCCTTGCTCGTTGATGCGATAGCCGAAACCGGGCCGCACCGACCCGCCAAGGGCGCGCGCCCCGGCCGGGCGCGGTTCGCCGCTGGTGGTGCCTGTCGGCGCCGCCCCGTTGGCCGTGCCGCCAGGGAGGTTGCGCAGCGCACCGGAGAGCTCGCGCACGCGCTCAAGGGCGCGCTCGATCGACGTTACATTGATCTCCGGCGCCGCCTCGGTGTCGGACAGAACCGCGAGCGCGGCCTCCAGCTGATCCGACTGCGCCTCGGCCTCGGCGATCTGCTCGACCAGCGCCTCGAGCTCCGCCTGCGCCTGCCCGAGCCGACGGCGGCGCTCGGCCGAGGCCATCATGTCGCCCGGCCCCATCGGGCCGGTGAGCTGATCCTCCAGCGCGGCGATCTCGGCGCGCGTGGCCTCAGCCTCCTCCCGAAGCTCCGCGATGCGCTGCGCCGGCAGGGCGCTACGCCCCGCCGCCGCCTGCACCGTTTCGGCAGCCTGCCGCACCTCGGGCGTGAGCTGATTGAAGCCGGGCATGTCCGCCACGACCGGCGCCTCAACGATCGGGCTGTCATCGCGCCCCATCAGCCAGAGCAGCCAGGCGGGCGGCTCGGGCCACGTGATCAGGTCGCCGAAGTCGATCTCGCCGATGAAGCTCCAGCTCCAGTCGGGCAGGAAGTCGCTCCACTGGAAGCCGAAAATCCGCTCCATCAGGGCGGTGAAGGGGGCTATCGGCAGCCAGACGGCCCAGTTGATGACCTCGATCAGATTTTCCCAGGAGAGCGGCGGGACATAGTCCGACCAGCTCAGTGACGTCACCCAGGCACCCCAGTCTAGCGCGCGCTCGATGACAGCGGCCCAGCTGAAACCGGGTATGAAATCCAGCCAGCGCAGCGGACTGATCCATGACGCCCATTCTAGCGCTTGGAGCAAATTTCCCCAGGTGAACCGCTCCCTGATGCCCTCGACATAGCCGCTGAGCGCCTCAAGGCTAAGGTAGTCACTCCACTGGATGCTACTGACCCAGTCCGGCCACTCGATGGCGCCAATGAACTCGCGCCAATCCAGCTCCGGCAACCAGCCCTCCCACGAGAACGCGCCCCAGACACGATCCCAATTGATTGACGGAAGGTATTCATCCCACCCGAGGGGCTCGATCAGGAAATTCCAAAGGAGCTGCCCGGCCAGGAGCGCCCAACCGATCGGGCCGATGAGGGCTCGGCCGCCGATCTTCGCGGCCCAGACGAGCGGCCTGACCAGCGCACCCCAGCCACCCCTCGTCATACCCAGAACGCCGAGGCCAAGAGAGCCCCAGCGGATGGCCGGAATTAGGCGCCGCGTCCACCTGAGGGGCGCCACCAAAGCACTCACCGCTAGCCGCGCACCGCCCGTCGCGATACTGCGGAAGCGTAGCGCCGAAAGGCGGGGGATAAGTGCCGACGCCGCCCAGCTGAGCGGCCTAAAGAGTGCCGACACCGCAAGCCTGCTACCTACGGCCAGCGCCACCCATGTCGCCCTCGCGAGCCTTGGTATAAGCGCGCCCCACGCCAGCGCCTTGAAAAGACCCGAGACCAACAGCCGCCTCCCGCCGACTGCGAGGGTAAGGAAAAGCGACCATGTGAGGCGCGGGATCAAGGCCACCCACCGGAGGGGTGTCAAGAGCCGCGACAGGCGCAACGCGCGCAGCCCTGACAGTCGCGCCATCCCGCCCACGACGCTGCCGAGCAGGCGGCCGAACATGCGCAGCGGCCATGTGGCAACCCGCAGCGCCAGACGCAGACCCATGACGCCAGCGGTCACCAGCGCCACGCCCTGCGCGACGGCTGGCGATGCCTCGATCCACTCGATCAGCTGCGCGACCACGCCGCCGAGCCAACCGCCGGCCGTCTCGCCCCACTCGGCCCACGCCTCGGCACTCGCATCGAGCGGCGCCACCAGGGCGCCGATCCATTCCGCCAGCGCCTGCGCCCGCTCGACCAGCCAGTCGAGCAGCGGGGCGGCAGGCCCGAGCGCGGCGCGCAGCCCCACGCCAAAGCCCTGGAAGAAGGCGAGCAGCCCCTCCCAGTTGTTCCAGATCCAGAGGCCCGCGAGCGCGATGCCCGCGACGATCGCGCCGATCCCGCTGGCCAGCAACGCCACGCGCAGGGCAATCATCGCCCCGCGCACCAGCGCGAAGGGGTTGAGCAGGGCCAGCAGCGCGCGCCCCAGCACCGGCAGGAAGGCAACCAGCCGCCCGCCCGCGCCGATCAGGCGCAGCACGGGCACGGCCGTGGTGAGGGCGGCATAGCGCAGAACCAGCGAAGCAACCCGAAGGCCAAGCAGCCCCGCGGTGAATGTGCCGATCTGGGCGATCAGCTCCGGGTTTGCGTCCGCCCAGGCCGCCGCCATCTCGACAATGGGCGCAATGCCCTCAGCGACATCGGTCAGAGCGGGCAGCAAGGCGTTTCCGGCCGCGATCGAGGCACTCTCGGCGACGCTCGCCAGCCGTCTCAGGGAGCCCTGGGCGTTATCGTTCATCTGTGCCGCGATGCCGGCGGCCGTTCCGGCGCGATGCAGGCTTTCCGCGTACTCGTCGAGCCGCCCGGCGCCAGCCCGCTCAAGGAGGATTTCCGCCGCGCTCGACGCTTCGCGCCCGAAGATCGCGGACCGCATGCCCGCGCGCTCCGCGCTGCCGAGGTCGGCCATGGCCGCGTCAATCTCGGCGAGCAGGGTGGGCATGTCGCGCAGGTTGCCGTTGGCATCGCTGGTCTGCACACCGAGGGCCTCAAGCGCCGCCTGCCCCTCGCCGCTGGCGCTGCTCAGCCGGTCGATGACGGCACGCAGCCCGGTTCCGGCCTTGCTCCCCTGGATGCCTGCGTCACCCAGCAGGCCGGCCATCGCCGCCGTCTGCTCCAGCGACACACCGGCCGCCTCGGCGGCGGGCGCGACGAACTCCATTGTCGTGCCCAGCATTCGCAGATCGACGTTCGAGCTGGTGAAGGTGTTGGTCAGGACGTCGCCGAGCCGCCCCATTTCGTCGGCCTCCATGCGGAAGCCGCTGAGAATGTTGGAGGTGATGTCAGAGGTGTCGGCAAGGCTGGTCTGCGCAGCCGAGGCCAGGTTCAACAGGCCCGGCATTGCCTCGATGGTCTCGTTCACATCGAAGCCGGCCTGCGCGAGAAACCGCATGCCGTCCGCCGCAGCGCTGGCGGCATGCGGTGTCGTGGAGCCCAGGCGCCGCGCCTCTTCGGTCAGCCGCTCCAGCTCTTCCTGGCTGGCCCCGCTGACAGCCCCGACGCCCGCCATGGCCTCCTCGAAGCGCACCGCCGGGCGCATTGCCTGGAAGAGGGCAAAGCCCATTCCGACGGTTCCCATGGCCGCGCCGCGCATCGCCGTGCGGCTGGCCTGCGCGGCCGCGATGTTCCGGTCGGCGAAGGCGGCGGTCCGGTTGCCCGCCTGCGTCGTGCTTTCGGCGATGCCGCTGAGCGCCCCGCGAACCTGCCTTGCCGGTGCGCTGACCCGATCGACCAGTCTCAGGATCATGGCGATGTTGAGATCGCTCATCGTCTCGGGCCTCCGTTCGCGCGCGCCTCCGCCTCCCTGCGCTCGCGCGCCATGGCATGCCAGCGCGCGAGCTCTTCGATTTCCATGGCCATCATCTCGGACGGCTGGACGTGCAGGACCATGGCCACATCGGCCATGGCCTGCTCTACGTCATCGGGGAGCTTCAGGCGTTCCCCTGTGCTGCCAGCCCCTCCAGCTGCTCCGCCCTGGCGAAAAAAAGCAGCAGCTTTCCCGACAGGTCTGTGAAGTCGGCCGGGTCCAGCGCGGCCACCTGGTCGGGCGTGAGCGCGGGCCGCGTCACGCGCGGCAGGAGCGTCATCAGGGCGGTGACATCCATCTGCAGCACGTCGGTCATTTTCAGACCGCGCAACGCGCCGACCGAGGGCTTGGTGACCTCGACCTCGTGGATTTCCTTGTCACCGTTCTTGAGGGGTGCGCTCAGCCGGGTCTTGTGGGTCTTGTCGCTCATGGCTCAGCCTCCTCAGATGCCCATGGCGCGGCGCAGCTCGGCGAGCTGGTCGACCCCGCCGATGACGCGCACGCCGTTCTCGATGTCGATCTCCCACAGCTCCTCGCCGTCCTTTTCGAGGCGGTAGTAGTCGACCTCCATGGTGATCTTCAGGGTCGACTTGTCGCCGGCCTTCAGATCCTCGGGGCCGTTGACGCTGATGCGCCCGCCCAGGGTGGCGATGTAGGTGTCGGCCGAGAAGTCGTCCTCGCCCATGGCGCCGGGGCGCATGACGAAGCGCGTGCGCCGGCCGAAGGACTTGAGCAGCGCCGGGTCCCATTCGGCGAAGGTGATCTCGGACTGCATGCCCTCCATGCCCATGTCGATCGCGACGGGGCCGTCCATGCCCGCGCCGCGATGCGCCTCGGTGTTGAGGGTGATCGGGGGGAGTTTCGCCTCGTCGACGCGCCCGAAATAGCTCGTGCCGTCGACGAAGGCGTTGAAGTTGCGGATAGTGCGGGGGTACGCCATTTGCCGGTCTCCTTAGCTGGCCTGGGCGACATCGGCGACGAGTTCTTCATAGTACTCGCCGTTGCGATGCGCGCGGAAGATGAGGTGCTCGAGCGGCGCGGGCGGCTCGATGTCGAAATCGAGATAGAGCTTGCCGGCCTTGAGCTGGGCCTCGGTGTTGAGCTCGGGATCGAGCCAGACGCGCCCGCCCAGGATCGCGCCGAGCGCCTTGAGGTGGCGCAGGTAGGCATCGACCCCGTCGCGGATGTCGTTGATCAGCTGCGCCGAGAAGGGGCGGTCCATGGCCCACAGATGCGCCTGCTCGACGCTCTCGTAGATCATGTCGGCCGTGCGGCGCACGCTCAGGAAGGCCCAGAGCGGATCGGCCGTGGTCGAGCGGTTGCCCCAGAGGCGGTAGCCGTCCTTGCGCACGATCGTCGCCACCTCGTTCTCGTTGAGGATGTTCGCGCGCGAGTTCGGATCGGACAGGCCGAAGGACACCGCCCGGGCGGTGCCGGTGATGCCGTTGATCAGCTTGTTCGAGGGCGACCACCAGAAGCCGTTGTCGGCATCGGTGCGCGCGATCACGCCCGCCACCCGCGCCGAGACCGGCGCGACCACCTCCTTGGCGGCCACGGTGTCGAACACCGTCACCCAGGGATCGACGATATAGACCCGGTCGGAGCCGAACTCGCCGCGATACTCGATCGCCTCGGTGTCGGTGGTGTTCGGGCCGTCGGCGATGATGACCGCGCGCAGCCGTTCGGCGATGCCGATCATCTCGCTGACCACGCCGGTGTTCTGGGTAAAGCCCGGAGCGATCAGGATGCGCGGCGAGACATGCACGATGCTCTCGGCCGCGGCGAGGGCTTGCAGCCCCTCGTAATCGCCGGTCACGCCGTCGACGCCACCGATGATGTTGGCCTGCGTCTCGGCGTCGTCGGTGCCCTCCTCGACCCGGACGACCACGACGACGGCGCCGGCCTGGTCGAAGATCGCGTCGAGCGCGGCGGGCAGCGTGCCCAGGCCCTGGCCGGTCGCGTCGAGCTTGGCCGCCTCGCGCCGGCTGCCCGCGATGAGCACGGGGGTGTTGAGCGGGAAGGGCTCGTCGGCGCCATCCGCCAGCTTGGTTGCCGCCTTGGCGCGCACGACGCCGGAGCCGTCGCTGGTGCCGGCATGCGTGACTGCCACCAGGGCGGCGGCATCGACGTCACCCTCGATCGCGGTCTTGACCTCGGCCGCGGTCGAGGTGATCGCGCCCTCGGCGTCGGTGGCCAGCGCCACCGAGATGGCGTTGCCGTCGACGGTCACCGCGATCGCGGCAGTGCTTTCACCGGGATCGGTGAAGGCGACCGAGATCAGGTTGCCGTCGAGACCGGCGGCCTGGGCGGTGAAGGTGAGCGCGGTATTCAGCGCGGTCGACCCCAGGGTGAGGGTTGCCGCCGTGGCGCCGGCGGCGTCGGGCGCGGTGCCCACCACCCCGATAACCGAGGAGCGGACGGTACGGATCGGGCGCAGGCCGTCGTCGATCTGGACGACCTCCACCCCGTGAAGGAACTGCTCAGACATTGAAGCCTCCTTTGAAGAGCGTGTTCAGGGTTCGTGAAAGCGGGCCGGAGCTCATGCGCACTGCCTCCTTTCGGGTTCGAGGGGTGCCACCTTGCGCGGCGGCGGGATGAAGACCTGCCCGCTGACCACTTTGCGGCGCAGCGTGTAGGTCTGGGCGTGGCCGGCATGGCCGACCCAGCTGGCGACGACGCGCTGCACGCGGTCCAGGTCGATCTGGCCCTCGTGGTATTGCCGCGCCATGCGCTTCATCTTCTTGCGCATACGGCCGACGCTGTCGCGGCGCAGGAGCCGGTGCGTGGGCCAGATGCGGTAGCCGAGGAAGTCCAGCGACCGGCCGCCGGGGCGGACGGGAAAGACCTGCGTCTTGGCGTTGAGCCTGAGCGCAAGATGCGCATGCAGGAAGCCGTCGATCTCGCGGCGCAGCTCGTGCAGCCGGGCCTTGTCGGCATCCACGATCGCGAAGTCGTCCATGTAGCGCAGGTATCGCTTCACGCGCAGGTCGTTCTTCACGAAGCCGTCGAGCTCGTGGAGGTAGATGTTGGCGAAGAGCTGCGACGTCAGGCTGCCGATCGGGATGCCGCGCGGCAGCGGATCGCCGGGCTCGGCGGTGCTGTCGATGATGTCGTCGATCAGGCGCAGCGTGGGCGCGCAGGCGATGCGCCGGCGCAGGAGGCGCTTGAGCGCGTCGTGCGACACCGAGGGGAAGTACTTGGCGATGTCGGCCTTGAGCACGTAGATGCAGCCCGCCTCGCGCTGGACGGCGCGCAGCATGGCCTGCGCCCGGTCGACCCCGGCATGGGCGCCCTTGCCCGGCCGGCAGGCATAGCTGTCATGGATGAAGCGGCACTCCCAGATGGGCTCGATCGCCTCGATCAGGGCGTGCTGGACGATGCGGTCCTTCAGCGGCAGCGCCGAGATCGCGCGCTCCTTGGGTTCGAACACCTTGAAGTGCCGGTAGGGGCCGGTGGCGTAGGCGCCCAGCCGCAGGCTTTCCTGCAGCGCGATCAGGTTCGGCTCGAGGTCGCGCTCGAAGCGCAGCACGTCCGCCTGGGCGCGGCGGCCCCGGATCACGCGGCCCCAGGCGCGGTGCAGCGCCTCGAAATCCGCGATCTGCTCGAAGAGGTTGTTGTAGGTGCAGGCCATCACGCGACTTCCCGGATACTGGGGCGGCCGGCGCGAAGGGTCGCGCTTGCGCTACTGTCCCGCCCCGGCCTGTTCATTTTTTCCGGCACTTGGCCGAGGGATACGGGGCCTTTCGAGGGCGCGCTGGACGGCACCCCGTGAGGCACCGCCTTCCGGCTTTCCCCGAGAGCGGGCCGAAACCCGATGTTCGAACTCGCGTTCGAGCGCGGGTTGTTCAGGTTGAGGGCGAACACGCCGGCATTCGAGCCGTTGTTCCAGTTGCCCCCACGGATCGGCAGACGTTCAAGCCACATTGCCCGCACCCCTTTGCTTGAGGCTCCGGAACCAGCCGCCGACCATGCGCCCGAGCTCGTCGAGGTGACGGCTCCAGACCTCGTACTTGCGAAACGGCAGGTACTGCAGCTCGCGCGACAGCCGCACCTGGCTGCGCAGCAGGTCGAGCTCGCCGTCGAGGTCCTGCATGGTGGTCTTCTTGTGGTAGCGGCGGTTGCAGATGATGATCAGCCGCAGCACCCGCCACATGGTCTGGCGGATTTCCTGGCTCAGGACATGACGCTCCGCCTTCGGGAACTGCCGCAGCGCGACATAGCCGTAGGCGATCATCTCCTCGCATTTCCGCCTGATCTTCAGATCATCCACTGGTTCGGGCCTTTTCCTTTGGTGTATCGGGCGGGCTCTCGCCCGCCCTGTCAGAGTTCAGGTGGGCGGATTTCAGATCGCGAAAGCGGGCCGAAACCCGATGCCCGAACCCGCGTCCGAGCGCGGGTTGAGCAGGCCGAGGGCGAACACGCCGGCATTCGAGCCGCCGCTCCAGCTGCCCCCCCGGATCGGCAGACGTTCCCCCTCGTTGCGCATGTAAAAGCGCCCGCGGGTCATATCGACTGCGTGCGGGAAGAGGCCCAGAACCTTGGCGATGTCGGGCACGGTCACGCCGGCCTCGGCGGTCAGGTCCTTGTACATCTCGGATGCGCTGTTCGAGCCGTCTGACTGGCTGGTAACAGAGGTGTTGAGGATCGGGCTGCCGGTGCCGTCGGCGCCGGTCGCGTCCCATTTCAGCGTGTCGGTCGTGCCGGGCGCGACGAGCGAGCCGTCCTGGAGGATCGCCTGCCAGAGCGTGCTGGCGTCCGAGTGATCGGCATCGGTGGCGGCGGCGTTGTTGTCGGCGATGATCTGGATTTCACCGCCCACCAGGCGCAGGCCGCGCACCCACTCCCAGACATTGCCGGTCAGGTCGGCGATGCCGGCGGGGCTGTTGTCGTGATACCAGCTGGCCGGACCCGAGCCCGTGAGGGTGCGCGCAGCACCATTGGTGTCACCCGGATCGCCGCCGTCCTGGCGCCGGCCGGTCTCGTAGGTCTGGTCGTAGTCGCGGCCGTAATCGGTGTTGCCGCGCAGCATGAAACCGTTTTTCCAGCACCACAGCGCGACCGCCGACCACTCGGCATTCGTCATCATGTGCCAGCCCGGCCCCTTGTCGGCGCAGCGCTGGTCGGCCGTGTCGAAATCGATGCTCGCCGCCGGGTCCTGACCGGGCAGAGACAGCGCGCGGTCGTCGTGGATCGTGGCCTGGAACTTGCCGACCATGATCTCGGACTTCTGCGCACCGTCGATCGTGAAGGCCGGGTGCACGCCGCTGCCCAGGGCCGGGTCGATATCCTCGATGTTGAAGCGGGGCACGACGCACATGATCGACGGGTAGCCGCGATCGTCGTAGAGCACCGTGTTGACGCCGCCGGAGGCGGCCTCGACCGACTGCCGGAAGGCATCGTGGGCGGAGATGATGATGGACATGGGGTCTTACTCCTCGTTTTCCGTGGGCAGCTCCGGCAGCCCGTAGAGTTGCAGGGTCACGGCCGCGAGATTGAGCGGCTGCGCGACGTGATCCTGGTAGGTGATGGTTTCGCCGTCGCTCTCCTCGGTGACTTCGCCCAGCTCGTAGCGGCGCGGCGGGATGATGATCGTGGCGGCGTGCAGGTCGCCCTCCGGGTCGAGCCCGCCCGCGGCATCGGCGCGCAGTCCGATCACGACCTCGGCGTCGCGCTCGCGCGCGGCCAGGTCGATGACCTGGGCGGGGCTGCCGATGTGCAGCTCGGTGCCGTCAAGGTGGTGCTCGAGCACCCGGCCTTTCGTCATTTGTTGAACGTCCATTTAAGCCTCACTGGTAGCGGGGGTTGAGAAGGGTCCAGCGGATGCGGATGTTGTCGGCCGAGCCGCTGGCCTTGATCTTGAAGCCGTTGCGCGCCTTGTCGTAGGAGGTCAGC